AGCTCCTTTGGCTGACAAAGTTGTTGAGTAATCAACAATCCTCTTCTCGAGAACAGGGGACTTGGTCAAAAGCCTAGTCCCCGCCCTCAAATTTTATTATATTATGTTTATGGTGATTTATTATGATTGATGCGAAAGCAAATGAAGTGTTGTGGGTTGAAAAATACCGACCACAAAAAATTGACGACACTATCCTACCAGAACAAATGAAGGAAACATTCCGTAAATTTGTTTCTGATGGTAATGTCCCTAATCTATTATTGACTGGTGGACCTGGTGTAGGTAAAACAACCATCGCAAAAGCTATGCTTGACGAACTTGGTTGCGACTACATTGTAAAAAATGGTTCATTGAATGTCAATATTGATACCCTCCGATACGATATCTCTACATTCGCCTCTGCTGTGTCATTGACAGGTGGGCGTAAATATGTAATCTTCGACGAGGCAGATTATCTGAATGCTGCAAGTGTTCAGCCTGCTCTGCGTAATTTCATTGAGGAATATTCAGCCAATTGTGGCTTTATCTTTACATGTAATTTTAAAAATCGTATCATCTCTCCACTGAGATCTCGACTCTCCGAAGTTGATTTCAGTATCGAACAGACTGAACGACCAATAATGGCGATGGAGTTTTTCAAACGCGTCCAACAGATTCTGAGAAATGAAAATGTTGATTATGACAAGGCAGTCCTTGCAAAGGTAATTGAAAAACACTTCCCAGATTTTCGTCGTGTATTAACAGAATTACAATCCTATGCAGCTTCAGGACGAATTGATGAAGGAATCTTTGTCAATATTAAACAAGAATCTATTGACGCTTTATTCAAATTTCTTAAGGAAAAGAACTTTACAGAAATGCGTAAATGGGTTGCAAACAATTCAGACCAAGATATGAATGAGATGTTCAGACGTATCTACGATGCAATGGCTGACAAGGTTGAATTTCGCTCTCAGGCTGGATTCATTGTGACCATTGCCGATTATATGTACAAGTCTAATTTTGTTGCCGACCAAGAAATTAATATGGTTGCATTCCTCACTGAGGTGATGGTTGAGTCCGAGTTTGTATAATGAAATGTTTTAGCTGTGGTAATAAATTCGACAAATCAAAAGGTTGGAAAGTCCGCATGGAAACTGCTGAAGGTCCTCACACAGTAGAACTCTGTGAACCTTGTGGTAAAAATTTTAACGAAATTGCAAAAGATTTACAAGAGGTGCTAAATGAAAGATCTTAGTCCGTTTGATTTTATGAATGCAGCATCTTTTACTAAAAAAGATGTAATTCGTGAAAGTGAACTACCGGAAATGACTGAAAAACAATATAACGCATATATTGTCAACAGAGGCTTTACATATTTTGAGGACACGATTTTACATGCTAACGAAATGAATCAAAGACATGACTTATTTCCAGCTGCCCAGTTTGACTATTACCGAAGTGTCTTAAGGAAACGCAAGAGATTTTCCAAATGGCACAAGGCAGAAAAGAACACAGACCTCGATGCAATTCAGGAAGTATATCAGTGTAATCGCACGGTTGCAAAGATGTATCTGAAAACATTGACAAAAGAACAATTAAAGACTGTACATGATAAGCTGGTCACTGGTGGTTAAGGTTTAAAATCCTATAAATAGTTTTATTGGTTATTGGCCATTAAACCACTAATTATAGAATAAAGGTGAATATGTATCATGGACAACGAAGACATTTTTAGAGGCGTAGGTGTTGAGGTAGAATTACCGACACCTGATAGTTTCCTCAAAGTAAAAGAAACACTTACACGTATTGGAATCTCTTCTCGTAAAGAGAAGAAGTTATTTCAGTCGTGCCACATCCTTCACAAGAAAGGAAGATATTCTATTCTTCACTTTAAAGAATTGTTTATATTAGATGGTAAAGCGAATACATTTACAGAAGAAGATCTTTCAAGAAGAAACACTATTGTAAATTTATTGGAAGAATGGGAACTCATCAAAATTGTTGATTCCAGCAAAACAAAAGATCCAGTTGCTTCGTTGAACCAAATTAAAATCATTGCTTTTAAAGAGAAAGATGAATGGGAACTTGCCGTTAAGTATAACATCGGCAAAAAATAAATTTTAGGTTATATTATGAATAATGGAAATTTTGTACCAAAAGTAATTCCTATGCGAGAGTTTGTGCATTTACCAAATTTAGAAGGTAAAACAATTCTCGAACTTGGAAATAAAGGTAATAGAAATGGTGTGTATAGAGATGATTATTTACGCGCCGGCGCAAAAAGTTATCATTCAACAGATTTAAATGGTTTAGATGGAGCAATTCCACTTGACCTGCGAAGTGAATCCGCGGCAGAACAAATCAAAGAAGCTACTGGCATGGATTCATTTGATATTATAACAAACTTTGGAATGAGTGAGCATATTCCAGTCCAAAGAACCTTTTACCAGTGTATGCATAATCTAGGACACGTTGGTTCTATATTTGTACATTGGACTCCTCGAGCTCGAATGTTTGTTGAACATGGATATCATGGTTCAATTTTCCACGCCGAAGATAATTTCTTTGATAAATTGACTATGGCTAATAACTATAAAGTAATATCCTCACCAACATTCGCTGCAGAAGTAAATAGAATAATTACCTGTGTTCTACAAAAACAAGAGGATACTCCTTTTGTATGGGAATCTAATTTTAGAGAGCTCTTTTGGTATAATGAATTATGGGAGCAATCTCCCGACTATCAACTATTTAAGGAAATGATAGAAAAACAAGATTGGTTTACGCCAGTTCCTTAAAAAAATTTGACAAATCACACATTATGTGTTATAATATAGGTATTGATTATGAATATTTTTAAAGTAAAAGATTACGCTGAAATCCCCACATTCGCCACAGAAGGCTCAGCATGCTTTGATGTTAAAGCTTGTTTAACAAATGGTGAGCGATTAAAAGGATATAACGCATGGAACAAACAAGTTCCAATTTTGGTAAAGAAAAACCAATCAATCCAAATCCCACCAGAAACACGAGTGCTAATTCCGACTGGACTTATATTTGATGTGCCAGATAACCATGTATTGGAAATGTTTATTCGTTCAAGTGTAGCCACGAAGAAAGGTTTGATTCTTTGTAATAGTGTTGGTGTGATTGATAGTGATTACGTAGAAGAATCGTTTATCGCTGTATTGAATATATCAGACAGTCTAGTCACTGTAGAGCACGGAGAAAGGTTAGCTCAATGTAGACTAGAGGAAACTTTACAATACGAATTAAAAGAGGTTAAAAAAGCCCCTGCTCAGAAAACGAGTAGAAATGGGGGCTTTGGAAGTACTGGAACTTAAAGAGAAGCTAATCTAGAAACTTTACAGTTATGATGGTTATCTTTACCAATTATAAATGTAAGTTCTGAACCTTCCTTAATAGTTCTGTGAACAGTTTTGAAACTGACTTTAGAGTCTGTATTAATTGGTAAAACACAATTTAAATCAGTTTTCCAAAATTTACCGGCTTTTTTGTCAAGGATTATCATTGAATCTTTTGTCATAACTGTCGTGTGGTCAATGTGTTTAATATTGACTTCGTTTGCAAAAGCCATTGATGGTAAAAGAAGGAGTGTTGCTAGATACTTATTGGCAATCTTAAAGAAATCACCAGATTTCATTAGGTTATCAAATTTTTTAAAAAAATCATTTAGCATTGTATTTCTCCTATAAATATTTTGTATATACTTTTTATTTATACAACTATGTGACATTCATGTGACAAAAAGGTTAACAATTATGAAAAAAGATGATACTTTAATAGTTAAAATCAATAAAGAACAAAAGAAAGAATTCATACAGCTTTGTAAAAGTGATGATACTTCGGCATCCAGAGAAGTACGACACTTTATCAAACAATTTATTGCACAAAAAGCAGAAGCTGTATAAATAAATTTTGCATATGCCGAAAGGGTATGCGAAAACGGTGATGGGTAAAAACCATCAAATATTAATATCTAGCTTAATTAAGGAGATAAAAATGACTGGATTAAATATAAACCACTTAACCCCTTTTGCTGTCGGATTCGACAGAGTTTTTGATAGACTGGTCGAGTTCCCTCAAACTCATGCAGCAACAGGATTCCCACCTTATAATATCAGACGAAATCAAGATGGTGATAAGTTCACAATCGAACTTGCACTAGCAGGTCTTGATATTAATGATGTGGATATTGAAGTTAAAGAAGATGTTCTTACAGTAAAATCTACTTGGGACGAAAAACCAGAAGATGAATCTGTAGTTCTTCACAAAGGAATTTCACACAAGAAATTCACAAGAAGCTTTACACTCGCCGATGATTTAGAGGTGATTGGAGCTAACTTCAAAAATGGTCTATTGGTCATTGCTCTTGAAAGGATTATTCCAGAAGAGAAACGACCAAAGAAAATCAAAATTGACAACAAGAAGGAATTCTTAGTAGGTTAATTTTACTTTAATCCGGGAGAGTGCAATGCTCTCCCGACTTTAGAAAGGATATATTATGAATAGAGTACCTGACGTCACTTTTAAATTAAGAGAAAGAAATGTAGAGACTGGAGAGTTCGAATGGACAAATCCTACTACTGAATCGTTCTTTGGTGGAAAAAGAGTTATAGCTTTTTCACTGCCTGGAGCTTTCACTCCAACATGTTCTAATTTCCAAGTTCCAGCCTTTGAAGGGTGTTTTGACCAATTTCAGGAACAAGGTATTGATGAGATTTATTGTATTTCATGTAATGATGCTTTTGTTATGAATGCTTGGGCTCAAGACCAAAGAGTAAGAAATGTTAAATTTATTGCTGATGGCTCTTGTGAATTTACTGCTGGTATGGATATGCTGGTAGCAAAAGACAATTTAGGGTTTGGAAAAAGATCTTGGAGATATGCTATGATTGTAAATGATGGTGTTATTGAAAAGATGTTTGTCGAGCCTGGAAAGGCAGATGATTGCGAAGATGACCCTTATGGAGAAACTTCACCAGAAACAATAATG